TGTCGCTCATCGGCCCGTCCGGCAGCTTGCGACCCTGGCCATTCGTCAGGCGGCGCAACGCCTCGTCATACGCGCCCCACGTTCCGTTCTGGAACACGACCGCCTTGGCCGAGCCGAAGAGATCGGTCTCGGCCTTGCGGGTCACCGGGAACGGATGGCAGAGGTCCGCATCGACCCCGCCCACGCTGGCCCAGCGGAAGTGGATCACGACCTCGCCGGGCAGTTCCGGCAACAAATCATCGAGATCGTCGGGTTCGAGGTTCTTCATCCAGCGGACACGTCCGCCTTCCCGCCACGCCACGCCCGCTCCGTGCGGGTTGGCGGCATGGCAGGCGTCGAGGACGGCCCGGTCGGGGCGCTTCGTTTCATCGGGGCACACAAGGATCACACACATGGTATTCTGGTTTGGTTAGGGTTCAGGGTTCAGAGATCAGGGTTCGGGTGGAGAGGAAAGGGACGGACCCGCCGACCTCAGAGGGAGGCGTCGGGGTAGCGCTCGTCGAAGCGCTTGCAGAGGCGCTGCGCTTCCTTGCGCATCGTGGAGAACTCGGCGTGTAGGGGGCCGAAGAGGCCAAGAGCGACGGGGCGCTTGGACCCGGCCCAGCCGAGGTAGTCGTGGAGGTAGCGCAGGGCGGAGACGGCGGTGGCGGTGCGCTTGATCTGCGCCTTGTTCTTCGTGAACCCGCCGAGGACGCGGACCTCGTGGGCGCGGCGGCACAGCCCCAGCACGGTGGCCAGATGGTGGAGGATCTTCCTCGGGTTGAGCGTGCCGGCGAAGACGCGGAACTCCACCACTCCGACGTAGCGGCCGTTGGCGTCGCGCTTGAAGGCCTTGCGGAAGTTCACCATGCCGCGCCCGCACTGCTCGGCGCACTCGGCTTTGACCCGCTCCTGCTCGGTGGAGACCAGCCGTCGCATCTTCGTCCCGGTGTCCTCGAAGAGCGGGTGGCTGTAATGGTTGAGATGGCGGCCGGTCCCGGTCTGGCCGTAGAGGCTGCGGGCGTGCCAGCGGCTGATGTGGGCGAGTTTGCGGATGAACTCGCTCACCGCCCGCGGATCGTCCGTGCCGATCACGCTCTCGATGCCCACGGTGATGTGGCAGCCGCAGGAATCGTTCACCGTGGCACCGATGGCATGGGTGAAATCGACGAAGCGCAGGAGGTTCTCGACGCCCTCGTCTCCGTGGAGAATGGGGGACACGAATTCGCAGGGCATCTGGCCCGCGTCGCAGCGGATGGAGCCATCGCGCTCGGCTTTCCATCGGCTCCCTTGAAAGGTGGGAGCGTTCAGCGGCAGGGTGGTCTCGGCGTGGATGCCGACGTGGACCGCCTGACCGCCATGGTAGTTGCCGACCTGGACGCCGGCGGTGGTGGGGATGCGGGTTTCCAGTTCAATCCCCCAGCGGATCTGGCTGGCGAGGTAATCTTGGCACTTCTTCAGTTTCATGAGGTTCAATGGGTTAGGATGTCCTTGACCCCATGAGCCTCTTCACCGTCCCGCGTGGTGTCGCGCCGTTGTGACGACGTGAAACTGCCACGCGGCGGCCCCCGACAAAAGGGCCGCGCCCCTCGACGGTGAAGGACGCGGCCCCGGCGGGCGGATCGGGATTCGATCAGAGGTCCCAGACCTCGCGGAACCCGATGAACTTGGGAAAGCGCGGCGCTTCCTTCGCTCCGCTCGGCTGGTGACGAAACTTCACGAGGCGTCCGACGAGGGTCTCGCGCCGCTCCCACAACGTGACCCGGTCGATTCCGCCGACGACATGGTTGTAACCGACCCGGAATTCGACGCCCGTTTCGACGTGGCGCACCACAAAGCCGCCCAATTCGCCGCGACCCACCAGCCCGGCCTGCGATAGGCTGCGCTTGGTGCGACCGAAGTTGTCTTTCTCGGCGGGGTTGAGGTTGCTCATTCCCTCGTAGGTATCGAGGACCACGGCTTCGGCGTCCTCGAATCGCTTGATCTTGAGCAGGTATCCCTCGCGCTCGGTGGACCGGCCGCACTTGTAGGGGGAATGTGGCGTGCGGATCATGACGCCTTCGTAGCCTTCGCCGACGCAGCGCTCTTCGTAGTCCATCAGGTCATCGAGCGATCGGATCTCCTCCGGCAGCACTTTTTCGATGTGCCCGAAGTCGTCCATGCTAGAAAGCTCCCGCATCCGGTAGGCGTAGGGTATGTCCAGCTCTTTACTGACGTAATCGAAGACAGCGAAGGTGAAGTCCGGCTCGCCGCTCTCGCGGCCAACGTGCCCGGCGGTTTCGCTGAAGGTCGTGCCTTTCACGATCAACTCGCCGTCGAGTCCATCGGGCAGGTTCGCCTCGATCCACTCGCGGATGAAGCGGTTGGAGACAGGCTTGAAGGATCGCGTCAGGGCGCGCCCGTTGATCTTGAGGCAGCGGATCCCGTCTAGCTTGGGCGTGGCCAAGAGAGGGAAGGTCAGTGACTCGGGCTGCTCGCACTTGCCGGCGAGCATCGGCTTGGTGATGGGATGGTTCATGATCGGTGATTCAGATTCGGGTTCAGGCGGTGAGCGGGATGATCCGTCCGACGAGGGTGTCAAGGTTGAGCCGACGCACGCCGCGCTTCTCCACGTCCCACACGGTGATCATTCCGGTGGCGGCGGCGACGCGCTCGAGGGTGGAGGCGAAGCGCATCGTGCGCGGCGAGCCGTCGGCCTTGATGAAGGTGGCGACGAACTCGGCTTTGGTGGACTTCGGCTTGGTGGACTGGGTTTCAGCATTCATGGTTTCTTCGTTGGGTTTGGGTTCGGTGGCCCCCTTGGGCCGCCTCCTTCCTCTTGCCCGTGGCGCGTGGTGTCGCGCCGTTGTGGCGACGTGATGCTGCCGCGCGTTGGACATGGGATATGCCCGGCGCGGGTCGCCCCTGGATGCTCACCGGCCGAAGCGGCCACCATTTTTGCCGAGGTGCCCTGACACGGCGAAGGGCGCGTCACCGATTCCTTCCGGATGAGCATGGGAAGCGTTTTACAGGCACGACGCCCGCGGCTGGTATGGGTATAGTCCGACCCCGCGCGAGCACCATTCCTCGCGACGAACGGAAGTTGGCATGAAAGCGCGCGGCACCGCCTCGCCCTGGTCACACCAAATCATCGAACAACCCAGGCTGAAAGGGCTCCAGCGCCTCCTGCTCGGCCTTGAAGAAGTCGGCCTTCGTCTTGCCTCGCTTCCGTCCCTCCCGCGTGTGGCAATCATAGGCGTAGGCGGGAATGGGCACGTAGTCCTCCGCCTCGCGAAGTTCTCCGGCCAGTTCCTCGGGATCGAGTCCGGCAGTCTGGTCGTAGACGAAGTTCTGCAAGTGGTCGGCGTCCCGGCTCTTCTTTGCCAGACAGAGCAGGATCACCGCCTTGGAGATGAAGATGCGCCCCCGGTGTTGCTTGGCGGGCAGGCCCTCGTTCACAACAAGGTAGGCGTCGTGCAGCGCTTTCACTTCGGCGGTGAGGATGCCCCAGCAGTCCTCCGCGCTCACGGTGAGGAGCCGCTTCCAGCAATACTTGCCGAAGCCGCTTTCCCATAGTTCCAACGCCCAGTACCCGGCGAGTTTCGCGTCGGCCCTGCGGATCGCTTTCTGCATCGCGCTGGACACCTCGCTGAACTGGTAGCCGCGCTTGGTGCGAAGATTCATGGGATCGTTGGGGAGGAGATAGGGCTGGTCTGGGCTTTCCATGGAAGGAGCCTCGTCACCGTGGTTTCGAGGGTCCATCCGTTTGCATCACCATTTGGATAGGCCGAAGTGACTCCATCATTTTCCAGCAGGCGGTCGCGTGAGTCGCAAAGAAAGGAGGGTGTTCGGGGGTGCCTCATGGTCAGTGCAGCGACAGGCTTTGGCGGCGAGGCGCGTGGATGGCGACCCGATCCTGGCTCTTGTAGTCCTCGAAGGTGATATGGGCCTTCCACTTGCGCTTGAGGTGGCGCTTCTCGGTGGCGATCCGGTCGGCGGTGCGGAAGAGCGAGTTGCCGCCGAGGTTCTTGTCGCGATCCTGGACGAAACAAAAGCGGGCCTCGTTCCAGACAAGCCGGTGGTCGAGCAGTTCCTGAAGGGTGGCGTCGATGTCGCATTTGCACTTGAGCAGCTCGTCCCACTTCGGCACGCCGCCCGATTCGTCTCGGACCACGCCCACGGCGCCACCGACCCAGTGGTTCACGCCGAAGGGATCGTTGCGCTGAAGGAGCCGGGGATCGCTCCGCTGGTGCCATCCGAAAAGCCGAACGTCTGCTCCGCGCGCGCACCAAGCCGCGTTCGTGATCATGGCGAGAGCTTCCTCGGGCGAGAGCTTGCGGCAGCGCAGGCTCACCATGCAAACGCAGGCGGTGATGTCGTCGTCGAGCATGACGACGGCGTCCTCGGTGAAGTGTCCGAGGATCCAGTTGCGCACGGCGGAGACCCCGGTGATCTCATCGGGGATGGTCGCGAGTTCGGGCAGCGGGATCGAAGCGTAATCAGCCCTTTCGCTTTCCGGCACGAGGAGCGTCGCGCTGGGGAAGAGCTTGTGGCTGGTCATCGTTCGCGCCCGGCTGCGGCTCAGGATCACCAGACGCAGGGATAGCGGCCGGAGTTCCGGCCACGGGTCCGTTGGTGCTGGCGGCGGCGCGCTGGCAGAGTTGGAGCAGTCGTTTTCCATGTAAAACTCTTCCGATCCCGATCTTCTTCGTGGTGCGGGTGATCGAGTAATCGACCTCGCGCACGCCCATGAGCTGAAGCGCGAGCATCCAGTCGCGCAGATCGTGGAACATGAAGACGAGGTAATCGTGATGCTCGAAGGCCTGGCACTCCATGCGCGGGATCGGTTCGATATCGTCCGCCGGATCGTCGTCCTCGAAGAGCTTGCGGATCTCGTCCTCCATGAAGCCGGTCAGTTCGAGATCGAAGGCGGGATCGGCTTCCTCGATCTGTTTGATGAGCCGGCGCAGATCGTCCTCGTCGAGTTCGGCCAGCTCCGCGAGACGGTTGTCAGCGAGGAGGTCGGCGAGTTCCTCGGCTTCCGAGCCGTAGTCCTGCTCGTCCACCGGCACGGTTTCGCAGCCGAGAAGCAGGGCGGCTTCGAGCCGACCGTGCCCGCGCACGACGAGTCCGCTTCGTCTGGAAACCGTGATCGGATTGCGCCAGCCCTGGTCCTGGATGATCGAGGCGAGCAACTGGATCTGGTGGGCGCTGTGCCGGTTCGGGTTCACCGGATTGGGCTTCAGCGTGTTCGGATCAAGCAACGCAGTATGGGCGCAGTGGACGGGGATGCTCACCCCGCGAGGCGGCTGTCAACGTGGCCGCTGCCGTTGACTCCGCCGCCCCGGGTAAGATGGAATCTGTTCTTCCGCCCGACGTCGCCCGCAAGCTCCTCCACAAGGATCTCGCCAACCTGGTCAAGCGTGTCCACGAGGGCAAGAAGCTGACCCGTTCCGAGCACTCCATGCTCCAGAACCTCGCCGGAATGTCGGCAGGGCACTCCGGTCCCACCCACGCCCGCAACTACGTGGAGCTCTCGGAAATCCTCGGGGTGAGCCGACAGGCCCTCGGGCACTGGCGACGGCGCAAGGACGCGCCAAAGGCCGCGGCCAACGGATTGCACGAGGTGGCGGCGTGGCGCGAGTTCATGCAGCGCCACAACCTCAAGGGATCGGAAGCGCCCGCCACCGACGAGGAGGCGAGCCTCAAGGCGCGCAAGCTCCTCGCCGAAGTGGAAGAGCGCGAACTGCGCCTCGCGGTGAAGAGGGAACTCTACGTGCCCCTCGATGTGGTCAGACAGGAGTGGACGACGCGGGTGGGACGGGCCGTGAGCCTGTTGCGCAACAAGTTTGAAAATGAATTGCCGCCGATCCTTTCCGGGCTCGATGCGGTGGGCATCCAGGACGAGTGCCGCAAGGGCATCGACGAGGTGATGGCGATCCTTCACGCGGGCGAGGATGAGGCTTGATCTAATCGGCGAAGTCTGGCGAGGGTGCTGGAAGCCGCCCGACCGCCGCCCTCCCTGGGCGTGGGCCGAGGAGCACGTCCACGCGATCCCCTACTCGCCGGTGCCCGGTCGTTTTCGCTCGGACAACTCCCCGTGGCTGAAGGAACCGCTCGAAGCCCTCGTCGATCCTCGCGTCCGGGTCATTTCAGTGGTCGCGTCCATCCAGTCCTCGAAGACCACCATCGGCGAACTCGGTCTCTGCTACATCGTCGCCAACCTGCCCGGTCCCACCCTCTGGCTCGACCAGACCGACGACGACGCCCGCGACCAGGCCGAGAGCCGCATCGGCCAGCTCTTCGAGGATTGTCCGGCAGTAAAGGCGCTCTTCCCGAACAACCGCCACCGGATGAAGACGGCGACCAAGCACTTCTCCAACGGCATGACGCTCTGGGTGCTCGGTGCCCACAATAAAACCAACCTCCAGCGCCGTTCGATCCGCTGGCTCATCGGGGACGAAACATGGAGGTGGCCGACCGGCCACATGGCCGAGGCCGAGGCGCGTGTCACCGCCTTCGGTTGGCTCGGGAAATGTTTGTTCCTCAGTCAGGGCGGAGAGGAACACGACGACACCCACCGCAAGTTCGAGACCACCGACCAGCGCGAGTGGACCTTTCAATGTCCCGAGTGCGAACTGCGCCAGCCCTGGAAATGGGAAAACGTGGAGTGGAGCAAGGACGCCCGCGCCGAAACCGGCGAATGGGATTTCGCCCAGATCCGCGCCACCGCCTCGCTCCGGTGTGAAGGCTGCGGCCATCAGTTCGAGGACAGCGACCGGACCCGCCGACGACTGAATACCACGGGCCGCTATGTCGCCCAGAACCTGAACGCCTCGACCGAGAACGTGGGCTTCCACTGGAACGCGCTCTGCGCGATGAGCTGGGGGAGGCTCGCCGAACTCTATCTCCGCGCCAAGCAGGCCGCGCGCATGGGCGACCTGGAGCCGCTCAAAATCTTCTACCAGAAACGCCTCGCCCTCCCCTGGCGGGACTTCGTGGACGACTTCCGGCTGGAGATCGAGCCGAGCGGCTATCGCCTCGGTGAATCCTGGGAAAGCGAAGCCGCCCTCGATGCGAAGGGGCGAATCCTCGAGGCACCCTTTGCGCCCGAGGAGGCGGCGGCTCTGATGCGCATCCTCACGGTGGACTGCCAGATGGATCACCTCTTCGCCGTGGCGCGAGGCTGGGCGGCGGACGGATCCTCGCGGCTGCTCTGGCACGAGCGGCTCCTCACCTGGGACGACGTGGACGAACTCCAGGAGCGCTTTGGCATCCACTCCAACCTCGTCTTTGTCGATGCCGGCCACGCCACCTACGACGTGTATCGCGAGTGCGCCAAGCGCGGCTGGACCGCGCTGATGGGCGATCGCCGCCCAACCTTCCTTCACCGGCTGCGGGACGGACGCAAGGTCCACCGCTTCTATTCGCCGCGCCGCAAGGTCGTCCTCAACCGCACCCAGGGCTGTTCGGTCTTCTACTGGTCCAACCTCAACATCAAGGACATGCTCGCCCGCCTGCGGCGAAACCAGGACCCCGAGCGCGGCCCGACCTGGGAAATCCCCGAGGACGCGACGGAGGACTATCTCAAGCAGATGGAAAGCGAGCGCCGCGTCAAGAAGGGCGGCAAGTGGCTCTGGCAGCAGATCGGCGACCGCCCCAACCACTACCTGGACTGCGAGGCCATGCAGGTCTGCGCGGCGGTGATGCTGAAACTGGTGGGCCGCGAGGCCGGAGGGGATGCGCCCGAGGGCGAGGAAGAAGGCGCGGGCGATTGACACGCGGATCGGGAGCGAACCCGCCCGACCCGATGCCCCGACCGAACTTCCTGCGACGCCACCAAGCCGCCGCAAAAAATCGCCAGGGGACCGGGCGGGCACAACCCACCCGCCACATGAATCCCAAGCAATTCCTCCAGGGGAAACTCACCTACATCGGCATCCTGCTCACCGCCCTCGGCGCACTCGGTCACCTCTTCGGGTTCACCGTCCCGACCGAGGAAGTCAAAGGCATCATCGGCTGGTTCCAGACCAACTGGAACACCCTGATGGAACTGGTCGGCCTGGTCATGGCCGCCTATGGCCGCCTCCGCATCAACTGGAGAAAGGAGGTCGCCTGATGAACGTCAGCCCCGAAACCCTTGCCGCCCAGATCGTGCGGGAAGCGAGCCGCTTCGTCGGCCTCCGCGAAGTCCGGAAGAACTCCGACTGGGACAACCCGAAGACTCCCGTGCGGGACTACGCCATCGCCGAGGAACTCCGCAAGCTGATGCGCCCCTCGCCATGGGAAGAGGGATGGGCCTATTGCGCCGCCTATTGCGAGGGCGTGGTGGCCGCGGCCCTGCGTTCCCTCGAATTCCCCGAGGCGAAGATTCAGCGCTGGCACAAGGTCATGACGCCGCACTGCGTCACCAGCGCCGGGAATTTCCGCGCCCGCAAGCTCCTCACCGACAAACCCTCGACCGGGGCGGTCTGGCTCGCGCGACACGGCACCAGTTCCAATGGACACGCGGGCATTGTCAGCGCCGCCTCGGGCAAGTCGATGTCCACCATCGAAGCCAACACCTCGCTCGACCCGACCACTTCGGCCAAGGACCGTGAGGGCGACTGGATCACCACGCGGGTCCGCTCCATCGGCGGAACCGGCAGCCTCAAGACGATGGGCTTCGTCACCCCGCAATCCATCCTCGCCCTCCTCGAAGCCTGAGCGCCATGCACTTCAACCTCACGGGAAAAATCCACGACCTCATCGCCACCCTCACGGCGGGGAGCGTTGTGGCCGTGGCCTTGAGCGATCTCGATGTGGCCTTGAAAATCGTGGTCGGCCTTCTCACGAGCGTGTTCCTGCTTCTTGGCATCGTGATCCGGGCGCGGGAGCTTCGCTCGGGAGGCGGGGGAAAGAAGGGCAAGGAAGAGTGACGCGCCCCCGTTGACAGCCCGCTCGGCCCATGGCGCGCGGTCTCTTTGTCATCGGGTTTACAGCTTCGGAGGTTCTCCAGATCCAGGCGAAAGCCAAGGAGATGCTTCTCGAAGGCAAGACCCTCATGTCGTGGGGCGAAAGCGGCTCGACGGCCACCAAGCAGTTCGCCATGCCCATCCGCGAAGTCCTGGAAGAATGCGCCCACGCCCTGCCCATCCTTGATCCGGAGACCTTCGGACGCTCGCCGCGACGGGTGGGATCGACTCGGGTCGGATTCCTCCCGAAATGAACGCCACCCTCCAGCGACTCGCGGTTTCTCTACTGCCGCCCATCCTCGTGCCGAAGGCCTGGTCCTCGGTCTACGACAACGCGCAGAACTCGCCCCGCCGCGGCCCGGTCCCCGGTAACGCACCCCGTGACGCCCGCAAGGACCTCACCCCTGCCACCCGGCGCGAACTGGTGCGCCGAGGCCGCTACCTCTACAAGAATTCGGGCTTCGTCCGCGAGATGGTTTCCAGCATGGCAATCTACTCGACCGGCGACGGCATCCGTGCCCAGGCGCAGTCTCCTGACTCCGACTGGAACCAGCGTTCCGAGGATTATTTCAAGCGCTGGAGTTCGCGTTGCGAAGTGACCGGGCGCTACAGTTTCGAGGAATGTCAGGGACTGGTCTGCCGGGCGCTCGACATCGACGGCGAATACTTCGTCCTCAAGACCCGCAATCGGCTGGGCTTGCCCTCGCTTCAGTTGATCGAGACCCATCGCATTGGCGGTGACGACTTCAGCCTGTCCTCCGTGGACGGGGTGACACTGGACGAATGGGGAGCCCCGCTCACCTACCGGCTTCTTGAGGACAACGGGCCGCGTGAAATCCCCGCCCACCAGGTGCTTCACGTCTTCGAGCCGGAACATTCCTCTTCGGTTCGCTCCGCCCCGACGATCCAGCACTCCATCAACCACGTCATCGACGAGATGGAACTCATCGCCCTGGAGAAACACGCGGTGAAGGACAACGCGGACGTAACCCGCATCCTCAAGAACGAGGCGGGCCAGTTGGAGGAAGGCACCGACTTCGAGTTCCGAGACGGGGAATCAGCGGCGGAATCGGATGCCAGCAACCCGACCGACCTGCAACGCATCGTCGGCGGAAAGCTCGTGGCGCTCAAACCGAACGAGTCGCTGGAATCCTTCGAGTCGAAGCGGCCCAGTCCCACCTTCACCGGGTTCTTGGAACACTTGCGGAGGGACTCGGCCCTTGGCGTGCTGCCCTTCGAGTTCACGGCGGATTCATCGAAGATCGGTGGGGCCGGGGTCCGGCTCGTCGTGGCCAAAGCCGACCGGCGCTTCTCCTTCCGCCAGATGATTCTCATCCAGCGCTTCATCCGGCCGGTCTGGTTCTATGTGATCGGCGATGCCATCGCCCGAGGGGAGCTGGAGGCGGTGCCAAACTGGTGGCGGATCAGTTGTGTCACTCCCCGCCGGGTCACGACGGACGCGGGACGCGAAGCCCAGCAGAACCGCGCCGACGTGGAGATGGGACTCAAGACGATCTCGGACCACTACGAGGAGCTCGGCGCGGACTTCGGAGAGGAAATCGAACGCCGGGCACGGGACATTAAGATGATCCTTGAGGCGGCGGAGAGGCACGGTGTGCCGGTGGAGTTGCTTTGGAAGCCGGCGGCGGGAGCCTTTAACTCTGGAGCGTGAGGCGGGGTCTTCAATTGATCACAGTCCGTTCGTCAATGGCATGGTTCGGATCCTCGGAGGCCTTCACGTAGACAACATCGTAGGCGTCTCCGACTTCGTCCTTCAGCCGACGGGCAAGCTCGATTCCCGCTCGGTGAAAATCTGCCCAGTCAAAGTCCGGATTGTTGTATTCGGACTCGAAAGGCCACGCCCACTCTGAGAACGCCGCCTCCAGCGCAGCGCTCACCGGAACGATCCCGCAAAAACCCGAAACCGCGTCCGCAACATTTGGCCCAACACCTTTTCTCCTATTGGGATTCTCATTGAGCCAAGCGTACGGACAATTCCCGAAGTCGAGCATGATGGTGATTCGAGCCTTCGCCATTGTTTATTCTCACTCTCATTCGACGAACTGTCCAACTGGGCGGACCCGTTGACAGCATTTCCGGGGCGTGAAAGCCCTCGACGTTCTCCGCTCCCGCCAGCCCTGGCTCATCACGCCGGAGGCTCTTGATCACTTCGCCGCCCGGACCGCGGCCTTTGCCACAGGCCAGCTCTTCAATGATGATCCGCCAACCCACCCGCTCCTCAACATTGATGACCGGATCGGCATCGTCCGCCTCCACGGTCCGCTCATTCGACGCCCCAGCCTGATTGAGAGCTGGCTCTTCGACGCGGTCAGCACCGAGGACGCCATCTCTGCCATCCGCCAGGCTGCGACCCACGATAAGATCGACGCGATCCTTTTGGACATCGATTCGCCGGGCGGCACCGCGATGGGCACGACCGAACTGGCCGAGGCTGTC